GTATATTGAATGCGTAGGAATTATATCAAACCCTCTTCTGACTTGCCTAGAGAACTTTCTTATTTCCTTTTGTTCTAAAGATAGAGCTCTAAAGACGACTCCTTTACAACACAATCCACAATCAAGACAAAGATTAGGTTCCATTCTCTATTCTGAGGACTAAATCCTCTTCACCTTTTAATAATCTATGATATTGGTCTTTAAGTATGTAATAATCCTTTCCTGTTTCTAAATCTAAAGGAAGTTCGTCATCTTTCTGTAATTTCCAACCCGAACCTCTTAAAACATGAACAGTTCTATTACTATCGTCCCTATGCCACACCAATTCCTGTTCGTCTACGTCCCTTAGAAACGTTCTAATGACGTATTTACGTTCAGTCCCGTGTTGGGTATATTCTGTATCAATATATGGTCTAGTCATCTACTTCGGGGTCAAAATTGTCTGTTTTTTCTTTATATCCATAGAAACTTCCTTCCTCTTCTATGTCAAATAACCCTTGCACAAAGTTCTCAGCAACGTCTTCTGCATATGATTCAGAATGTTTGTGGACTTTTCTTGTTTCTTTGTAGTTGTTTTTGAAAAGGTCAACTTCGAATCCTTCTTTTTCTTTTCGGATAACTGCTCTTCTGTCATTATCCCAGTATTCACTTACTAACATTATATACTCCTTACCAGTAAAAGTTTCCTCCGTCACTAAGACCTAATTGTTTTGCATAATGAGGTAATCTACATGCCCAGTATGATGCAGTAGTCTTATCCTTTTGTTGGTCACATTTATGTCTAGCTGCAAAGGATTTTCTTGCTTTTTTGTTTCCTAATTTGACTTTTAAACCTGTAGTGTCACCCCATGTGACCTTTTTGATTTTCTTTGTTTGGGGGTCACGAACATACACATAGTATTTCTTTGGGCCTCCCTTCTTAGGACTGTTGAGTTCGGGTTCTTCTTCTTCGATTAATTCGTATTGTGGACAATCAAGTGGGACTAACTCCCCCTCATATACTTCGAATTCCCCTATATCTGTATCTAAAATGTTCTTATCTACTTCAGTGAGTTTATATCGGTCTTCTGCAACTAATCTACGGACTTCATTAATTGTTTCAAAATACATCATTGAACCCAAACGAAATGGATTATCAAGTATGTTAATTTTTTCTTGTTGAAGTGTATCGAGTGTTTCGTTTATTGCAATTTGAGAGAATGTTTTCTTTGAATTGTGATATGCTTTTTGATTCTCTTTAACGTATTTCTCTACTTTTTGACCAGGCGTATCTTCTTGATATGCCTTTCTAGTTTCGTCTGTTCCCTGTTCGTGAACTCCGTTGTCGTGTTTATTTCCTGCCATTTGGAAGTAGTCCTTTCTCTTTCAATTTTCTTAGTCTTGGTTCTGTTCTATTGTATTTTTGTGATACAATTGAAAGATTAGACTTATCATTATTCATAGGATTGTTATCTTTATGGTGAACGTCCTTTCCTTTTATATCTTTTCTGTCTTTTAAACTTCTACGTGCTTCATTTCTTTTTGCACGTCTTTTGATTTGTTCAGGTTTAGAGTGATAATTCTTATACTCTTTTTTATAATCTCTTTCTTCAGATTGTTGTTGTTTCTCTGCAGCTTTTCTTTCTGCGTCACGTTTTGCTTTGATTTGTTTGTCGAGAGTTTCCTTTTCTTTTTGTCTGTTGACTTTTTCTGTTTCTCTTTCGTGTCTATCTTGAAGTGCTTCTAACTCGTCAATGTGTCTTTGTTTCATTCTTTCAAGTTCTTCAACTTGTTTTGCTTTTAGAATTGCAGCGTCTTCAGCTGCATTTTCTGATAAATCATTTCCTTCTAAATTATCACCAAACTTAAGGAATAGTTTATTATCCTTTTGTTTCTTATCAGTGACTTTTGCATTTACGTATGAACCTAATTGATTTATAATTGCAATTCCACGTTCTTGATTCTTTTCTATTTCTTTGGTGACTTTCTTTTCAATCATTTTCAAGACATAAGATAACACTTCAAGTCTTGGTGCAACGTATTTACCTTCTTTGATTTCTTCACCCATAACTAAACCTGATAATTGTTGAACCATACTGGTTAATACTGGTGAAGGTAATGTTGCTAACATTTGCAATTGTTTCTTTGTAAGACCTTTAACTTTTTTGAGTTGTTTTTTGATATCAACTGACTCTTCGATTGATTCTCCTCTAACTTTTCTTGCAAGGTCTTGGTCTGCACCACCCCATGTTCCTTTTGATTTAGTCACAAAGGAATTCACGCGTGCATGTCCCCATTGTTCAGGTGTAGTTCCAGGCCTGTGACCTGATTTCCAAGCTGCAACTCCACGATTATAGACTTGTTTTAGAATACCAAAAGGCATTCCAGTCTTCTCTGCTTTTTTCTTTAGTGAAGTGTCTGCATTCTCTCCGAACATTTTCTTATACTTCTTAGTGTGTTGTGAAGGTTTAGTTTCTGCAGACTTATCGCCTGGAGCAGGTTCATATGCATTATCATTATCGTCATCTTTCTTTGCGTTTTTAGCAAAGTGAGCTGCACGTTTATCTTTTGTAGACTTAGACATTTCGTCCCCGTCTGCGTCTTTTGCATAATATTTCTTAGGTTGAGTTCCTTTCTTGCCCTCAATATCTTTATCCTGTTGAGTTCTTCTCAACTTTTCTCTTATCATTTCTAATTCGTCTAACCTATTACTTATCATATTACTATTTATGACCTTTTTGCGTCTAACTCTGCTTGTTTCCATGCAAGTGCAATTTTGTTTTTAGGGAATGAAGTAGACCAACCCAATAGTTTTGCATAGAGTTTGTTTGCTTTCTTCTCTAATGTTCCTAAATCATCGTCATTTGTCACTTCGACAAAATCTTTTTTAAACATAGATTTAAATAAATCTGCATTCTTTCTAGAAGCTTCCCAATCCTTTTTAACTATTTCAGGTGGTAATTTTCTTGCACGCATTTCATTTCTCTTTTGTGCATTTTCAAGACTTGCACTAACGAATATCATTTTGTATTCGTATCCGATTTTATCTAACATTTTTTTGTAGTTCTTAATCTTGTTTGAATCGGCACTTGTAGTGTCAAATATCATTCCAAGTCTGTTATTGATATATGAATCCATATTCTTTTTGGTGATATCTTTTGCACGTTTTCTAATTGGGTCACGTAAATCTGCAGGCATGTTTCTTAAATCTAATCCTAATCCTGCTTTCTTTAATCCTGTTTCGAATGCTTTATCAGTGTTAACCATTTTTAAACCAAGTGCAGTTAATCCTAATTTCTTTACAACTGTTGATTTACCTGAACCTGGCCCACCCATTAGGAAAACTGCTTTAAAGGTGCCTGGGTCATAAACACCTTCGTCTATCAAATCTTCGACCATGTAGTGTGGTAGTGTTGATTCTGCAATACCCATTCCTTTACGGATATCGTTATAAAGTTTCTGAACTAATCCTTTATTCTTTGTAGGAACACCTTGTTTAAAATTATCAAAGTCACCTGCTTCTGCATATCCTCTGAGTTTACTTGCAGACATTCCACTGACATCATCTGCATCAGGGTCACGTTCACCAGCTGATACTATATTGATTTCGTCAAACTTATAGAATCCGTGTCTTGCTTTTACACCATTATATTTGTTTAGAAGTGTATCAAACTCTCTCACTCTATCTGACCCAACAACCATTTTGATTCTAGTGTATTTCTTTTTATGTAATTCTGTTGCAATCTCGAATACTGTTCTTGCGTTTACGTCTGCAACAATCTTTCCAAAAAAGTTTCTAAGGTATTTAATTTTATCTCTATGATTGAGTGGATTCTTTTGTTTGTCGTTGGAGTGTGAAGTGAACAACAGAACGTCATCACCTCTTGATTCTTTTTTGAGTTTATCTACTAACTTTGCATGACCTGTAGTAGGTGGATTGAAACGACCAAAGGTAAATACTGCACCTTTCTCTTTTGCTTCTACTAAAAATCCGTTAAACGTTTTCATTACTTATCCCAATTCTTTTGTGCAGTAAAGTTATTGTATGCAAACTCCATTCTATCTACAAGTTTGACTGCACTTCCTGTTTTATCGATTGCAACGTATCCTTCGGGATTGACCACTTCGAAACCATTAGCAGTCTTTTTGAAAGTTCCGATACTCTTTACTCTATTTAGTGCATTTATGATAAGTTGTTTTGCAACGACCAAGTGTCCCATAAATGAAGTAAGATTCTGAATCATTTTCTTTAAACTTCTAAGTTCGTTATAGAGTTGTTCACCGATTTCTCTTTTGATTTCTTTTGTCTTTTCTGTTTTGACTTTACCAACTACCTTATCTCTCCAATAGTTCTCAAAGTGTTTCATGTATCCGTCATAGGTTGGTTTATATGAACCACCTCTGATAAGTGTATTACAATATGTTTTATATGTTGCACCAGCACCTTTCCTTGCAATCTCACCTTGTATTTCCATGAACTTGACTAAGTCTTTTCTTTTGATTCCATGAAAGGCTTTACCTGTTTTAGATAATTCTTGTGTAAGTGCAAGTGTTTCTTTTGCAGTCATTGAACCTTTACCACTGACATCTTTATACGTTGCATCGTCAATCCATACGTCTGAACTGTTTCCTAGTTTGGATATGTTCGCACCAAAACTTGCAGATAGGTCTTCTATGGTTGAACCACTATAAGTAGTGTGAAATACGATTCCCATTTTAGAGTTTGCAATCTTTTTACCTAAGTCTGATTCTATATTGACTGCATACATGATTGTATTAGGTTGAAATGTGACAAATGATTTTCCGTCAATCTTCTGCATTTTCTTATCATTAGTATACATTAAATCACCTTGCATGATTGTATTCCAAGATAATTTAGATAAACATTGAAATGCAGTTAAGAATTTTTCCTGAAGTGTTCCTGATAACTCACTTGCATTCTTGATTTCTGATTCTGAAGTGTAAAACATTGCACCTGTTTTATTGAACAATGATTTTTTTGCAACAAAGAATTGATTGGTTTCGGGGTGTAAACCACAAAAAATAGCAGGAGCTCCGTCCCACTTGACAGTCATGTTAACACTTGATTTGGAATTACCCTTCAACATGTCCCTAAGACCCTGTAAGAAGTTTATAGCTCCACGACCTCCGTCAATACCTTGATTGATTATCTCGTCTTCTAAGTGTTCTAAATGTAGATTTTTTGCACCCATAATAGTAATTATACCACAATCTTGGTGGTAATACTACTATTTATGGGAATTTTTAACCTGAAACTTGGTCAACATCACCAGCTTCTTCACCTGCGATTAAATCGTCAAGGTCAGCTTGTAATGTTGCTTTTTCAGTGTTGAAAGAGTCGATATTAGGAACAGTTCCGTCTGTC